CCTGAGCATAATTAAAATTATAAATGGTAATGTGGTAGTTATGATAATAGTTTTGGCGTGGTTTGTCTCAACACGCAAAGTTATGTTCAGATTTGAGGATAGGCAGAAACAAGCACCTTTAACACGATCATAAGCAATTTTCAAGTGTTTCTGCCCTACCTCAATAATATTAAAGGAGACGAAAATATGAAAAACAATTTTATAATAGTTCACGAAACACTTATACAATCAATATTAGCAGACATCTTTTCATTTCTAACGATTGCCTCAATGTTGTTATTTAATCATTATCTGCTAAGCGGTAATGTATTAATTGATTTATGTTTTATGTATATGGCTTTCATCGTAATGAAATCGAAAGGCAATAAAAAGATAAAAAGGTTTAACACTAAAGAAGAAGCAATTAAATTTTTACAGGAACAATAATGGAATACATAGTTTTATATATAATTATAATATTGTTTATACTTTTACTTTCTTTTCTCTTGAAACTTAACTTTATTGTTATATTAACCTCATTTATAGTATGTAGAGTAAGTCTATATATTTGTGATAAATTTATAGGAAAGAAGTAGAAATGGAAAATATGAAATGGAATAAGCTTACTGCAAGACCTCTTGATGAGGAAGAAAAAGAATATTATAAAAATAGTAGAATCGAATCTATGTGGGACGGATACACACCTGAAATAGATGAAGAAGTTCTTGTTTGGACACCTCGAAGTATAGAAGTATATACCGATACTTGGATTGATTTTGATGATGGTATCGGCTTTGAAAATACAGAAAGCGAAGTTATTTATTGGATGAGCTTACCAGAACCACCAAAAATTGAGGAGAAATAAGGAGCAGATATGGAGAGCCTAAATAGAGAAACAATTAAACTTATAGAAGAATTATGTCAGAAAGAAGTCGAACGAATTGGACTGCCACTTATCTTAGATAAAGATAGTATATTCGTGGAAGATGAGGTATTATATCTTCGTCAGAAAATGACCCTTGATTTAGAGGGCTTTGATGAGATATTTTTAGATAACCAAAACCATCTAAGATTCAAAGATGGAAGGTGGAAGCTTGAGTATGATAAAGGCGAATTCTATGGGTATGAATTACATATAAGACGAAATGACTACTCTTATATAACAAATCTTCGATTAAATAATAACCTAACCAAAGAGAACCTTATTAAAAAACTATCATCTGATAAATTCAAAGAAATGTTCGATAAGTGTAAAGAGCTAGACAAAGAGCTATACGAAATAAGAGATAACTTAAAGTTTTTTATAAATGAGGGGTAAATGAAATATATAGTATTTGACATTGATGGTGTTCTAGCAGATTGCTCGCATCGTTTGAAATATATTCAGGGTAAAGATAAGGATTACGACAAGTTCTATTCCGATGAAGAGATAATGAAAGACAGACTGATATTGGACATCACGGACATAATAATAGCACTGGGAAATTTAGATGATTATACTTATGTTGATGAAGAAGATCGAACTAGGATTATTTTTGTCAGTGGAAGAAATAGAAAATGCTTACGTTCTACAATTCGGTGGCTAGAAAAAAATCTAAATGTCTGTATTGATGAAGATAATCTTTTCATCTACCCAGAAAATGACTGGCGACCAGATTACCAAATCAAGGAAGATTTGATTAAAAAGCATATTGGTTTTGAAAATATTCTCTTCGCTTTCGATGACGATGATAAAGTAAACGAAATGTATAAGAAGCACGGTGTTATGTGTTATAAGCCTAATATAACGAATGTCGTATAAAAATATGAATAAAGCTAAAAAATATAACGATAAAAGAATTAAAGCTCTTCTGAATCCACATTTAAAGAAAGAAATGGTTAAGAAAACAATATTTGTAAGTGATGAAGTTAAACAGAAACTCAATATTAATTCACCAGATAATTTCTTTGAAGTAGAAGTTGATCAACGAGTAATAGATAAAGAACATGAAAGAATTATAGAATCATTTAGTAAACTTTCAGAAGAAATAAAGGAGCTAGTATAATGAGTGATAATTTTAAAAAGAACTTTTTAGTAATTTGTTTTATATCAAATTTAGCGTTGTTGGTTTTATCTGACAATTTAGCACTTCGTATTTTGAACTTTTTAGCAATTGTTTTAGTGATTTATGTGTTTTCGCTAGTTGATAAAAAATAACGATAAGCTTTATTTTTCTTGCGAAATTTGATATAATTAAAGAGTCCGAGTGTTCAGTTTCAGCGACTTTCTGACGCTAACTCGGATGTGAAGAGCATGTTGTTTATTTTACCTTTCTAAAAAGAACCCGTTTTGGGTTCTTTTTTATTTTCTCAATTCTCTAGCTATTTCTTAGCGCCAAGTTTGAAGATCGGCTTAAGCCCAGCAAACGCTGTAGCAATTGCACCGCTAATTGCCAAAATTTCTTTCGTTGCGTTTGGAATTAGAATTACACAAATTGTTGCAATTAACATATTTGTCAAAATTCCAAGGTCAGCGATGAAATAGACCGTAGTTTTCGCCTTTTCGCTAATTCGTGGCTCATAATCCGTATTTGCAATATTTTTAGCTACTTCTTCTTGCATTTTATCCAACATTTCAATCTCCTTTTCTGTTAAAGCTCTTTGTTCGGCTTTAACTTCATTTTTAACATTTTGCGACACTTTATTTTCAGCCTCATTTTGAGTTGCAATACCTTCATTTTCAGGTGTTTTTGGCTCGTTTTCAGGCTGTTTTGGTGCTTCAGGCTTAATCTCATCTTCACCCTTAACTTTTGCTAAAATCTTACCAAATCTTTCGTCTGAAAGTTGTGCTGGGCAAGCTGTCGAAGAGTGGTCGCGGTGCTTTCCGATTTTATCCACGCCAAGTGCTTGAGAAACTTTCTTTAGAACTTCAGCGTAACGTTCATCAGTCACATTATCTAGAAATTCAATTGTAAAGCTCTCAATGTTGCTTTCATGATTGCCATTAGTAAAGGCTGTATTTCCTTTTGGCGCAACTTGGACGATTTTATCATTCGAAACTACAAGATGAGCAGATTTAAAGCTTTCCTTGCGCCTAAATTCATTTGTCGTTGCCTCAATTGAGTTGTTTGCTGTGTTATGAACCGTAATTTCACGAATTGGCTGTGAATCTCGCTGCAATTCATCAACAAACTTTTTCTGAATTTCATAATCTTGTGGAATATTACCAAAGTATTTTCCATTATCATCTTTTAGATTTTTTCGCCCATAGAACTGATTTGATACATGAGCAGGAATTACTTCATCAACAAAATCAAACTCTTTTTCAAAATCAATAAATTCTGGTGCTTTATTCTCCGGAACTGCTGCTTTAGTTTCTGGTTGTTCCACCTTTCGAAAATCTCCAAGATTTGGTAGTGATCCTTCTTTTTCATCGAAGGCTGAGAAATGAAGATAAACACCTGAGCGCTGAGATTTAAACCAACGATCATCACCATTGACATTTTCGCCGTAAACCCAACCAGCCATTTCAATGTCTGAACCATCTGGATATGTTGCGAATACGCCAGATTGAGTTGTAGGTTCGTATCGAACATTTACACCAACACCTGAATTTACTACACGAATATTGTCGCTCTTTTCTACGACTTGAACGCCACCAATTCTTTCACTCCAACCAAGATAGCGAAGTCCGAATTTACCGAACCACTGACAGATTTCAGCAATCGAGTTATAAATTCCTCTAGCTCCACTATGCACTTCACTGTCGTGGATTTCAATTCTTCCATCTCCGTGATTGTAAGCCCAGCCTACATGCTCGTAGGGGTCATATTCTCCACTCGTGATATCAAAGAATACCGGAACCCATAGCCCAACAGGAGGGGTTTCTTCTTGATGAATGTTACCTGCTGCTCTTTGAGCTAGATATTCTAGTCCTGCCGATTCTCTACGAACAGGTGCATTAACTGCATCATCTGCGTATTGCAAACACCAGCCTCGACTTGCCCTAATATCAAGGTTCGGAGTTGTTTTTTGAATATATTTTGACATTATTTTCTCCTTATTTTTTAATTAATCCGCCGTTCAAAACAAATTGAACTAATGCTCCTAAAATTGCCACGCCTACAGCCCAAACAATTTTACTCTGATTCTCTTCAAGCCGCCGAAGACGCTCTTTGTTGCGCTCAGCTTCACGGCGCACACTCTCAATATCTTTTTGATGCTCAGTTACTGATTTTGAAAGTCCTGCAATAATCTCTAGCTGATCGTTTGTATGCTCAACAATCTGCGTTAAGCTATTGATTTTTTCTTCCAGAACATCAATTCTCGCTTCGAAGACTTCTTTACTTATATATTTGTCATCCATATTCCTCCTTTCTCTACACTTGTTTTGCCTTATTCTCTTCAAAATCCCAGATTTGTCTCGAACTTTTTTCTCTGAAATATTCTTTCTTCAAAAGCTCCTTCTCAATCGCCTCCTTTGAAATTTCAGTTCCTTCAGATATTTGAACACTAAAAGTATTTAAACTAAGGTCTTTCGTGCTGTCGCCAGCCTTGCGAGCTTTTACTTCATCTGCGTAAGTTGCTCCGTTGGCGAAGCTGCGAATTACCACCGTTCCACTTCCATTAAAACTTGTAGTGAAGTGATCGACTTCATGCCAAGTCATCACCGCATCTCGTTCATCTTTGATCATTTTTACAATAGCCATTTTATTCTCCTTTATAAATTATTTTTAGCTAAATACACCCCAGACACGTGATATTCTTCATAACTATCAGTTCCACGCTTTTCAATTTCACCGTTTAAGCCGAGTTTAATGATGAATCCACCTGAGTGCCTACTGTTATTGATGCATATTCCAGCAAAAGCTGTTTCGTGTTTAGGCCAGTATTTCTCTTTAACTTTTTCGAGCATTCTACCATTTCCGTAGTTTCCAGTGAATGATAGGCGGAATCCACAAAATCCATTTTTCTTATAGAAAAGACCTTTAGCTCCCCACCCCATATCTATCATTTCCCAGTGGTCAGTATCTTCTTGACTATCAATGAGAACCTTTCTGCCTCGCGAGAAAATATCGCCTAAAACATCTAAATCACCGAATTCAGGAACTTTATTTACACCAACCTTTTCAGTATTGCTCGAAATAAAGAAAATCGGTTTTCCTGGCGAAATTTCCGCTACAGATGAAGTTTCACTCAATCTGTCTGTTACCTTTACTTCAATTTCGAAACTACCAGCACGATTTAAATTCAGGTATTGCCTTTGAGCCGAAAAATTCGCTTCTGTAAGGACTGCTTGAATTGTCTTCCAGCTCTCCCAACTTCCACCACTCGCTCTGTGCCGCATTTGGAGCGAGGCAATTCGGTTTTTGTTCGAATTTCCAATTTTTAATGTTGAGATTGTTCCGGAAATATCAATTTCTACTGTTTCATCAAAATTGTTTTGTCGCTTCGCTGAAACGCTCAAAACTGGCGCAGAATATGGCAAAACTTCCGCTGTTTTATTGACGGTTTTCGAAATCCCACGCGAATCCACTGCTGAAGCTGAAATTGTTAAGCTACCTGCTGAATTTATCGCTCTTTCGAAAATCGCTTGAACCTGCTGATTTTCGCTATAATCTGCCGAAATTGTTGCACCGTCTGCCGCAAAAACATATCTTGCTGGACTGGCGTATTTTTTCGCAGCCATTTTATTTTTCGGCAAGACCCACGCTTTTGGTTTCGAAAATCCCTGCACGAATATTTTAGGATTTCCAGTGATTTCGGTAATTTTGGCGTTAGAATCTGCGAAATCAAAATCGTTAAAATCTGGTTGAATTTTGCTCGAATCGAGCTGAATTTCAACGTTAGTATAAGTCAGACCGCCAATTTGAGTTCCGCCATTCCAAGTTGTAATGTCCGCTCCAAGGCTTGTCCTCGTAGTGTTCGCCATTCGTTTATAGATTTCATCTATTTCGCGTTCATTAGGCTGCCACACAAATTCACCTTGTGCATTCTCAAAACGAACAATTTCATTTTGATCTGGAATTTGTAGCGAGCCAATGTGATGAAAGTTTGCCTTGCGGTTCATATTTAGCCAGATTTGTTCACCCACCGTATAAAGGTTCTTCGAAAAAGTAGGTTGGCTCTGACGTGGAATAGTCGGAAGATTGTAGACACGAGAAGTTCCAGCACTTGTTCCAGTATTATAGAAGAATAGCGAAACTCCGATTTGGAACTCAGCTGTTCCATCATCACGGTGATTTACTCGAACAGTTCCACTTGCGATAGGAACATCTCTTGTAGCTAAGCCTTGAAATCCTTTAATTTTTCCACCGTTATTATAAACTTGTCCAGCGTTAGTATTTACAACTCCTGCACGAAGTTCTGCATCTGCTCTTTCAAAGTGTGCGAAAAACTGCCAGTTAATTAAAGAATAGTTTCCTGCTATATCTTGTCCAGCTAGCTGAAAATTTACAAAAGCGTAGTTGTTAGGGCTTCCACCCAGTCTTACGCTATTACCCCGAAAACTATCATTCATTTATCTTTCTCCTTTCGAATTTGCAACGAACGCCCAGCCTGTTTTTTCGCCATCTTTAATTGCGACAATTTTAATTGGCGACATATCGATTTCATCTTCCGCCTTAAATTTCTTCACCTCGGTCGTATCTTTATTAACGGTAAAAACACGCTGAATACTGTGTCCAATTTTTGAATATCCTGAAAACTCCAACGGCGTAATTGCAGTATAATCACCTTCGTTAACCGAACTCTTGATAATCAAACCGTGTTCATCGATATGTAAATTTGCGTTCGAAATTTCACCCTGAGCTTGTGTCCAAACGCTGGCAGTTTTGTTGTTTACTAAGTTTAAATCCGCAAAAGCAATTGTCGAATTTGCGTTTGCTGTAATTTTTAGGCTTAGAGCATTATTTTGTGGCAGAATTCCTTCAATTTTTACTTCTGCCCAATCAAAGCTAGTTCCTTCTGTAATTTCAAAGATTCGAGCAATCGTTTCGCCATCTAAAATTTCAATTTTACCTGAACCAATAACCGGTTTTTTAATTCGACAAGAAAAGCTGTAGAAATTTTGTTTTTCACTCGTAAAATTCGAAGCAACTGCCACTATTTGCGTTAAGGTGTTATTTTGAATAGTGATCTTTCGCCCTGAAATAGCTCCCTTACCGCGAGCTTCAGCAGAATTCTCAATCGTAAGATTTTGAATAGTTCGAATATTCCAGAAATTAGGTGAGTTAGTCTTTTCATCGAACGAGTAGAATGCAGAATTTTTAAGTAAATTTAAACCACCTGTTTTCGATATCGTATAGTTAAAATCTGCTAAAGTCTGATCGAGGCGCGAAAACTTCTCAAATGTTTCGCTCTCTAACTTTTCTTTTTGCGAAATAACACTTGCGATTTCTTGCTTTTGTTTATCAACGACAATTTCAGTATTAAAAATAGTTCTAGCAATTCCGCCAGCTCGCTTATAATCTGTTTTAGTTTTTTCTAATTCTTTACCAACCAAAGATTCTTTAATACTCGAACCGCTAATATCAATTTTAATGCCTGAAATCACGCTTTCAGTGAAGTTGTCGCCGTTTTGAATCTCAACTCGGTCACCAATTTCAAACCAGAATAAGCCGATCGTTTCCGCCTCGAATGGCTGAGCTTCATACCCCTTTACCGCCTCAAAAATTGGCGAAATAACTTCAGTTCGGTTTTTGTCTAAAATTTCATTATTTGCGAGTTTAAATTCACTTTCGCCCTGTTGTGCAACTTTTTCATTATCTTTCACAAAAATATTATCTTCTTGTGGTGTTCTTGCGAGCGTTAATGTGTTTATTGGCACATTTTTTGGCTTAAATTTTAAACTTTTTAGTTCAGAATAAGTTATTCGGTCAATTTTTGCACGCTTAATTGGTTCAAATCTTAAAGCAGAATTTCGAACGATCGCAGTTGTTGCAGTCGCTCCACAAACCTCGTCAAGAATACTTCGAAAAGTAGTTTTGTTGATTTTTTCCCACAAATCTTTTGAAATTGTAAAATTTGCGTTCGGCAATCTCTCGAAATCTGTCCGTTTGAATTCAAGATTGAACTTATTTGCAATTTGGGCTACCAAATCTGCGAGAGAAGCAGGAAAAGTTAAACTGCCAGCTGAATATTCTTGAGTTGAAAGTCCCGCTATAAAATCAAAACCTTTAATTGTTGTGGTGTTTTTCTCAAGATTTACTAAGCTTTCTGAAATTCGAAAACTGCCAAGATTTATTTTCTCAAAAGTATTGTTTTGAAAATTAGTTTTAACTTCAATTTCAACCTGAACGACCTGATTAATCAGATTTTTCGAAACACCCAAAATTACGGCCGAAAATCCACTCATTGAGCTTAAAAATGGCGCTCCTGTTCGTTCGATCGAAAAACTGGCGAGTTCATCATTACTGGTTATTTTTGTATTATTTGCCAAGACTAACGCAGTTCGAATTTCTCGCGTTGGCTGTTTGATTGCTTGTTTGAAAATTTCACTAACAATAAGCATTTACGCCTCTTTTCTAACTGGAATTAAACTCACTTTAAAGGGGTCGAAAATTCCACGTTTCTTATCTTTGAGCTGAACACTGTAATCGCCAGCGTAAAATTGGCCAGATTTCATCGCATTGTATTTTGGATCGAAATACTCGACTGTAAAAAATGGCAAATCAACCACGCGCGCAATTTTTTGAATTTCTGCCACAGTTAAAATTCCGCCAAATTCAACTTCAATTTTTGGAAAGATTCCGATCATTGTTGCGCGAATTTCGCCGGCCATATTGCGGTCTGAATTTAGCCAGAGCTTATTTCTCTGGAGTTGATAACTTTTCAAATTCGAAAAAACCTGACCGTTGATTTTAAGTAATTCACCATTTATTTGCATTTTCGAAATTCCCCTTTCGTTTGGACATAAAAAAGCGACCCACCCTGAGGGGTGAATCGCAAATGGTTCTTCTAATTTTATTATACCAAACTTTAGTCTTTTTGGCAAAAAATAAGTTTAAATTAATTAATAATTCAATACATCTTTAGAGCTTAGTGATCCGTTTATAAAATGAAAATGTGCGTATTTGCCTTCATATTTACAGCGATACATTTGGCTCTTGCCAATAGCACTATCAGAATCACTATATTTTTCACAAGCTTTCTTAATATCATATATATTAGATAGGTTGTCTATATTCGCACCAATGGCTATTTTTTCGTATCTTGCATTAGTTAAATATAAGTTATTATTGGGTTCTTCCTTAGAAAAAGATATTTCAGCTTTACCATAATAGTAAGGCTCACCATTTATTGCAATGATTTTATCGACACTTTCTGCGCCGCGATCTTGATTCGTAACTAATACTTCGATTTTATTATTTTCCTGTTGTGAAAAATCTGAAATATTAAACGTTACAAAATCCTCCAACGACTCTTTTCCTTGAGTTTCTTTTTCTATAGTCTTATTACATTTGCTCAATGGGTCTTTATGACTGACCGTATTTTCACAGTTAATTCTAACGCTCATTTTTGTAACATTTTTAAATCCTGAGATTTTGAGCTTATAACGATTTTTACCAGTTTCAAGAGTTTGGTCTTTATCTAAATTAACAGATATTCTCTGTTTTGAGACCTCATTACTTATTTCTTTTTCTCCTTTTTTGGCTGAAAAACTCGCCCAGACTATAATAAGAAAAAATAAAATAAAAACAGATATAGTCGTATATAATATAGCTTTTTTACCTGAGTTTGGCCTCGTATCTTTGTGATTCATTTTTTCCAATCCTCGACTAAATAAATTGAGCCGATGTTTAAAGTAGTATTGTTGTTCAGACAAATACGAAAGCTTCAAAATAAGCAAAAACATCAGCTCAATTTAAAAGCTTTCCGTATTTTTTGTCTGAACAATTTTATTATACAACCAAAAGGCTATCAAAATCAAGCAAAAAAAGAGGCATTTGCCCCTTTTTCTCTTTAAACATCAAATACCGTTCGATTTTCAAGGAAGCTTTTTGCATTAACGCCATCAATAATTTTATCAACCAGCGTATCCTCGCCAACCTTAACCGTGATTTGTTGTTTTTGATTACGAATTGCTTCTTCGATCTTATCCATTGCAGTCTCGCGTTCTTTATCGAGTTTGCTTTGGTAATCAAGATGAGCTTTTACGGTTTGATCAACGCCATAATCTGGAGTGTCTACATCAAAATTCGTTTTCACTGTATACTCTGGGATTTCGAAGTCGGTCATTTTAGTGAAAGCTTTTGAAACTGTGTTCATCTCGCTTTGGATTCCAAGTGCGAATCCTTCGCTTACAAATCCACCATAGCTCTTAAACAATCTTGAAGGCGAATGAATGCCAAGGAATTTTTTCACGCCTTCGACAGCCCCAGAAAACATATTTCTCATATTGTTAGCGATATTGCCAATTCCGGATTTTAAACCCTCCCAAATATTTCTACCGATATTTGAAAAAGCCTGCCAAGCATTTGAAAATGCGTTTTTAATGTCACCCCAGCGGTCGCTAAACCATTGACCGATTCCGCCAAAGAATGATGTAATTCCATTCCAAGCATCCGAGCCTGCTTTTTTTGCCCAGCTGATAAATTCACCAAATTTTTCACCAGCCCAGCCTGCAAATTTCCCTAATTGATCACCAGCTGTCGCAAGACTCTTTCCCATCGGCCCGAAGAACCCTTGATCGGCGCCGCTTTTTGAATCGCGATAAGTTTTTACAATATCTTGAGACTTTGTTTTTGTAGTATTTTCAAGTCGTGAAATATCTTCTTCGCTGACTTTCACCATATTGCCGTTTTCATCTTTGTATTGCAAAACGCCGCTCTTTAATGCATCGATTGCATCTTTCGAATTTTTATATTTCCCTTGGATCACCGCTTGCGAAGTTGCATCAGCTAGTCTTTGCGCTAATTCCTCATCTTTTGCCTTTTTAAGCTCTTCAGTTTTGGATTTCGTGTCTTGGATCGCCTTGTTCATATTATCTTGAGAAGTTTGAACTTTTTGGTTAGCTTGTTCGAGCAGCAAACCTTTTTCATAAACCGCTTGTTGCTGCGGAGTTAGGTTTTCGAAAGCGAGCGTTCCAGATTCAATTTGCGACTTAACACTTTCAAAACTTATTCCAGTTTGTTGCTGCGCTATCGCTAATTCTTCCATCGCTCTCTTTTGAGCCTTTACTGCCTCGATTCTTTGCAAATTCGCATCAGTCTCAGAATTTCTTGCATTTTTAAGATTTTCTTCTGCTGTTTTAACGCCATCAATTGCTTTTTGCAGGTCTTCTTGAGCTTTTTTGAGTGCTTTAGCTCGAGCTTCACTCTCCCACATTGCAGGATTTCCTTGTTCGAAGGCTGATTTTATAGAACCACCTAAGAATGCGAATCCTGCCGCAATACCGGCTATTGCTAAAATTAATGGATGAGCCATTACTGTATTAAAAGCGCCAATTACCGAAGTTTTAATACTTGCACCGAGTGCAATAACCGACGCTTTTATACCCGCAATTCCTCCACCGGCAAGCACAAAAGCGCTTTTTACTGAACCGAGGCTTGAAACCATAGAGGCCATTGCTTGAGGACTTGAAAGTGCTAGGGCTTGCATCGTTTTGACGCCTGCATTAAATGCTGAAATTGCTTCGGCAGCTTTAATTGCTACAGTCATTCCACCAATTGTAATAGTAATTTGAGTTAGGAAATCAACCAGTCCTTTATCTTTCGACATTGCTCGAAAAGCATCACCAATTCCATTTAAGAATTTCACGATTCCTGATCCGATAAAGCCAACGAGTGGCGCAATAAAAGCATCAATGAAGGGACGCGAGAAATTATAAGCAGATTTAAACATTTCACCAAGAAATCTCGCCGCTCCACCAACTGCATTCAAAAAAGCAGGCAAAAGTTCGTTCCCAGCCCAACTAATAATTGGTTTCAAATATCGTTCCCAAGCATCACCAATAACCTCAAAAACTGGTTTTGCAGTTGCTTTAATATCGTCCCAAAATCGTTTAAAAGCCGAACCGATTTTCTTAAAATCAAACATATCTGAGAAAAAGCCCTTAATCTTATTTGCAATTTCTTCAGCTTTTAATCCAATATCATCAAATGCGTTTTTGAATCCACCTGTTTGAATTTCAGGCATGTCAAAATCAACACCACCGCCACCGCCAGAACCAGCTCCACCGCCCCCACCGCCAGAGCCTGTGTCTTCAGGTGTTTTTAGCACATTCATTTCATCGAACTTAGCAAGACCAAGCAATTCTTTTTTTAATTTTTTAGCAGAACCTGCAGCCTTATTCATTCCACCAGCTCCACCCGAACCACCTGCAGATTTACCGAGGTTACTCATTCCCTTCGAAGCAGAATCTGCTGCTTTCGAGACTCCACCAAAGCCGAGTGCTCCACCTGCTTTTTTAGTTACGCCAAACAACGAAGAAATCGCCGAAATAACATAATTCACCATTGTGCCGATGACCTTCATAAAGCCAACGATATACGGAATTGCAGCGTTAATTGCTGGTATTAAAACGCTAGACACAAAGTTTGAGACACTCAAAACAACGGGCGCGAAAGCTGAACCAAGAGTTGCAGCAACATTTGAAAGCTCTGCGCGCAAAATTGCTAATGCACCTTCAAGTGTCATTGACTCACGCGCAAAATTACCAGCATATTTTCCTGTTCTATCCATAAACATTTGGTAGGCAATACCAACTTTTTCGCCGGTAGTCATCTTTTCAATGTTGCCTTGAATGCCTTTTTCGAGCATGTAAGCAGATAGCGCCGTATCGTTCATAGCAACGCCGAGATTGTCCATCATCGTAAAGTTGCCTTTAGCCATTCCGGCCACGCTTTCAAGTGCAGCCTCTTGACTAATTCCCATCACGCTCGCGACATCAGCGGCTCTCTGCATTGCTTTTGTGGTCATTATCATTGATTTTTGGACATCATAACCTGCACCCTGAAACAATGATCCCATTTTATTCGCCGCTGCCAAATATTGCGACATCGAAGTGCCCATTGTTTGAGCGGATTCTTTCGATTTCTGTTTTACAGCATCTGAGAATTGTCCAAAAACAGCCTCAGCACCACCAAGATTTTGCTCTAATGAACCAAATTCGCTAGTTGCTGCTTTAGCAACTCCAACAACAGCACTAAAAGCGCCCTTTAAAGCTCCGAGCGCTAATTGTGCTTTTAGAAATCCACCAGTGATTGATTCTCCTGAGCCTCTTGCAGATTGACTAACTTGTGCGAGATTCTCACGCACTTTTGCAATTTCGCTTTGGAATTTTGAACTGTTGGCTGAAATTAAAACCTGCAGTTCATCGATTGTGGTTTTACTCATAAACCTCCATATAGCCGCGCAATCTGATCTAATGCTTCAATTGTCACAGGCTTCATTTTTTTCGTTCTATGCGCGTTTTTTGCCACAATTGGCTTACGCGGATAATGTTTCGGATCATTGACGGCAAAACTAATATATCGCCCAAGAATGTGGTTTAATGCATCTGCTCGTTCAATTTCAGCTTTTTGTTTAGAATTAAACCCCGCAACACAGTTTCGAAACTCGGCGGGGCTTAGATTCCAATATTCGTCAATTTTTAACCCTATTTCGAAGGCTCTTGATTCGTTATCTCGCCAGCTTTGGCTGAAATTTTTTCTTCGATTTCTTTGAAGTGTTCTTCCATCCGTTTGCGAGCCTCTTTCAGAGAGATTCGAGCGCTCTGAGGTAAAAAACCGCATTCACTCAATCTTTCCATAATTTTCAAAATAACTTCTTCAAAACCGTATTTATCTAAAGCATCAGCGGCTTCATCTTCAGTCATTCCGCCCGCTATCATAATATCGGCAAGGTTGGAAAAGCCTGCAAAATTGTCCAATATTTCCAGAAAATTCAAGCCAGTTTCTCTTTCCATTTTTATAATATTTTTCGCTTTAAATTCAAGATTATTCATAGAGTTTCCTTGTTTAATTTAATAATTTCAAAGTGGGGCGAATTTCAACGCCCCTATAGTTTAGGATTTTTTCACTCGAGTGAACATTCCATTAATTGAAAGTGTTGCAGAATATGTGTTAAATCCGTCGACAGTTCGTTCACCAACAGCAAATTTTGTTAGAGAAGCATCGAATTTGTAAACTGCGCCGCCATCTTCTGTTGTGCGAATTTCGAATTTTCGAACTTCACCAGCTTCAAACAACGTCATTACTTTCTCAACATCAGCATAATCTTCAATATTTCCTTCAATATCGAGATCGCCAACTTCAACCGCTCCTGGAATATAGCGTTTTCCAGAAATATCAGCAAGTGTTGAAACATCGATCTTCTCACGTTCAGCACTAAGTTCGCCGATGCTTGTCAAGCCACCAAAATTAATGTCTACTGTAGCACCAGCTTTTGCCATAACGACAAGCTCTGCACCAATTGAACGAGTGGCATTTTTCCTATCAGCCATATAATCTCCTTATTTTTTACTATTAAATCTGTTATTTATATGAAAAATACTTGAGTCTGGATTTGGAACATCACTTGAGAATTCAAGATAATAACCAATCTCACGCATTTTCTTTTCGATCTCCGAAAGAAGTTTTGAGGCTTCCTTCGAGCTACTCGCCCAGATGTCAACTGTGGCAATTATTTCTTGAGCAGAAATTTCACCTTTCAGTCCATATTGTGGCGAGTTATCATCAATTCGAAAAGTTAAGGCTGGAAGTTTCTTAAAAATATTTTGTCCACTCAATGAGACTGCAATGCCAGTTTCTTTAAGCTTTTCGAAAATTTCTTGTTTTGGTAGAAACATTATTTCACTGCCTTCCTAACTTCTTCTCTGATTATTTTGATTGAATTGTTTCGGTTTTCCCTTAATGCTGGCCATAGAAACGGCTGAGCCTTATTTCCACGCCAGTCCGACCGATAGCTAACTTCAACTTCTGTATTAGTGTTTGTGGACTGTCCTCTCGATCCAGTTCCAAACTCAACATAAGGCGCATATTCAAGATTAGTAGAAACCGTAGCGGTCACATTTTTTCCTTGAATTTTAGCTTTATCAGCTCTAATTGATTGCCGAAGCGTTCCGCTATCAACGGGTGCTTTGTTTTTAGCTGAACCTTGAACCAGCATTGCTGCTTTCGAAACTCCAGCAGCTAAAGCATTATCGATAGAATTGAGGTTTCTGCTATTAATTACTGAAGTTGAAACCGAAACTCTCATAGGATTTTTCCTAAAATCAAGGTGTGTGAATCGAATCGTTTAACTTCAACTGTTTCAAAATCTCGCCCATCAATTCGCATTTTGTCACCAATTTCAATTTTGGCGGAAGTTTCAGCCGTAATTGCGACACTGGCGTTTAGTTTCGCACCTAAATCCTCGAAAACTTTGCCAAGCTCCGAATAATTCACATTGGCCTTGAATTCGCCTTTTTTCGAGGTAGATTCAACCAATCCGCCTTCTTCGTCAAAATCCTTACGAACTTCAAAAATCGCAACTGTTTTGTCGTAAAATGTGCTTTTGATCGCCTTTTTAGCGCTATCTGGAAACAACATTTATCCTCCGATACGGCTTTAGAATCTCAACATAGCCATCGAAAATTTCACTATCTTTAGCCGTTGCAAAATAGCTTTGCGCAGCATTCTGATAACTGATACTCTGACCATTGTCGCTCAGGCTTGAGATTGCTCGTTCGGCAGTTCGATTCGCAGCACTTTCGAATTTAATAAAATTGCCACAGGTCATATTCGCGAGAATCCTAACTAATCGACGATCGAAATTAGCTTTCTCCGGAAGATTCAAGTATAACGAGACACGGTCGCAAATTTCGCCGACGGCAAACTTTAATAACTTTTCATCTTCAAAATTAGCAATTTCTTTAGCTTTAGCTATAACTTCTACTTCGAATTCTTCCTGTGGCATTTTATTATTCCTCAACTTTTTCGGTCTTTTTAGGCTTTTCTGCTACCTCAAGAGGTTTTCCGCTTTCATCACATGGCGTGTAATCCTCTGGGCGAGCCTGATATTGTTCAACTATACCTGACGCCTCTTCGCCAGAACCAACTTTTACTGATTCTGGCACTCCAACGACAAGACCTGTTGAATTAACGAGAAAATACTTCATTTTTCCTCCTTTTTTAGGTTAATATTAAGCTAAATCAGCGTAGAACACGAGATCTGGTTCAACAGCTTTTGTTCCTTGAGTAAAGAAGAGTGAAGCTTCAACCGAGTTTGAAAATGGCACTTTTTGTGGATCAAAATCAAACACGTTCACATCTTGAGCGATTGCTCCTTCATGCATTGCAATGATTGCTTTTGTTTGGCGGTGATTTGAGAAAATTCGAACCTGACCGTTAAACAAAACATCAACCTCACCAGTAATCTCGTTTTTAACCTTGTTTAGGTAATTTGCGAGTTTACCATAAATTGCTGGTGTCACTGTCAAAACAATTTCGCTTCGATCTACACCATCAACCCAGTCATTCTTAACAGTTTCAACTGTTTGAATAACTTTTTCGAGCACTTCCTCGATTGGTGTTGCTGAAGTCAAACTCTGAATCTCTGTTCCTGATTTAACAGCTTCAGCAAAGAATGCTGTATCAAGATATCGAGCTAGTGAGCTTGCTTGTGAGTTCTTTCGACGTGTGATAAGGTCAGCAATACCAAACTGTTTAATGTCAGTATTGTCATATTCCTCAACGATTTCTTGGCGGTCATCAATGTTATTAATAACACGTCCAGTGTTGCGAACTGGTTCACCTTTGCTATCTTTACGTGCTGAGCCATAATTTTTCGCAACAGCGTTTTTCAAGCGGTCGTAAGCTACTGATCCAGCGCTTGGGTTTCCAATCCCAAAAGTATTTTTAATTTTAGTTGAAACTGTTCCTTTTATTACAGCTTCTATGATTTGGCCTTTAATTTCAGCCAATTTTGCCTTTGTTTCGGCATTGTCGGAATAGATATTATGTGCATTTGCTGCCATAAAATCCCTTTCTTTTCTTGAGTCTGATTAGAACGAACTTACACCATTACTTTGTGTGTAATTTGATGTCGCTCCTTGTGAATTATTTCCACCAACATCTTCGGGAGTTTTTCCGGCAAGTTTAGCTTTCACGCCTTTTTCAAGAGCAGAATTCCAAACTTTCGAAAGTCCTTCGATGTTCGAATTCATTTTTTCTGCGTCAGCATCGACAATATAATTCACGAATTCTGATGGAATTTCTTTCGCAGCAAGTTTTTCAGCGGCTTCAGTCCTGCGTTCTCGCATTGTGATTTTTCTTTCGCGTTCTTCGAGCTCGCTGATTTTCGCCTTTTGAGCTTCCGCAGCACGCTCTTCATCGCTAAGCTTTGCCTTTCGTTCCCATTCTTTCTGGGCTTCGGCAAGCCGCTTCTCGAATTTAGCCTCATCTTTGGCGCTTTTTTCGTTCAAGCGCTTCGACATGATTTCATTCACTTCATCTTGCGTGAAAGTTTTCGGTTCATCACCCTGTTGATTCTGGTTCATACCGTTTTCGCCAGCAGGTTTTGTTGAATCAGGATTGTTTTCCATATTCTCCTTTCGATTTTACGCTTCTCAGCTTGATATTCCGCCCCAAGCGCGACTTTTGGCTTGGGCTTGCTGTGTTTTTCGCAAAAAGAAAAACGACTCTCAGCTTTATGCTAAAAGTCGCAAATGGTTCTGGTAATATTATAGCATAATGTTTATTCTTATGCAATATTTTTAATAACGGACATTGTTTTCAAGATTTTCTCGCTCTTCGATCATTCGTTTTTGAATATATTCTGGGGCGTTATAGAAAAATGGTTTATCGTTCTCGATTGATTTACGGGCGGCTTCAACGCAATCTTTGATGTGTTGCTCATCTCCACCAATCACCAGAAAAGCAGGCTCTCCGAGATCGTCAAATATTTTAAATTTTCGCGCATATTCATCTAAGACTTCGTCGCTATACCACAAACCGTAAACTCCAACTGTGTCTTCGTGGGTAAATTCATATTTTGTTTTCATTATAGTTTTGAAATCCTTTCTAATAATTCATTAAACATACTAAAGCTTTCCGGCAAATATTTTTCATAAAGCTCAATTTCCTTTTTGTCATCTCGAGCAGTTGCTGAAAACATTTCGGCAAAAGCCTCCGAACCGAGAAAACGCTTTTTATGATTTTCAATTTGCTCCTTACTTAATTTTACACCTCTTATCGTTTTTCTGCCATCCCAATATTTCTGTTCGTGACCCATCCCAAAGACTCTTAACCCGTTACTAAACGCAGCACCACCATATAAATCAAAAATACTTGCTAGATCATTTTTTGAATAACCATTTTCAAGTTCGTTTTTAAGTTCAATAGACAAATTATGCCGTCTATAGGCCAAATTTCTTCCTTCTTTAGTTTTTAGATACCTATTTGCTTCGTCAAAAACGGTTTCACCAAGAGTTTTACCATTAGAAAGTTCAAACTTACCAGTAGCTCCATAAAATGAACCACGCCCTGCTCGATGATCGAAACCGTGACCATATTCGTGTAGAAAAACCTCAAATGGTTTTCTTATATCTTTTCGATTTCCAGTTGAACCATCAAATATACCAGCTATACGAACACTTACTTTATTTCCAAGCACGCTAAAATTATCATTCCCAAGCGGTGAATCTTTAAAAGATAGTTCGCTCGAAAATTTAGCCCAAATAGAACGATGAGTTTCCGGCATTGCGTTTAGTTTTCTGACGACTTTTTCCCTAATATCGTCAGTTTTTAGTGCTTGAGAAAGTGAATCTTCAAGTTTTAAGCTCTTAATATCAGAATTATTAACTTTTTTAGTTGGTGGTTTTTTAATTTTAACTTCAATCTTATCATCTGCTGGTGAAATACTCGGCACTGAATCCGGCTCGGCTTTCGAGATTCCGCTAACTTTTGCCCATTTTTCATAGCTCATGTTTGGTGTCTCATAATTCTCGCCCGTTTTTGGATTTCTGGCAATTCGGGTTTCTGGATCGAATTCTTCACCAAAATATGCGGCTGTCGTCGTTCGGCAAAGTGGGTGAAACGGCGGAAAGTTCACGCCCTGTTTAGCTTCACTGATTTTAAAAACTTTATGGTCTTTATGCTGACAAATTTCACTGGTGCGGTTGTCTAATGTGGCAATGATACGGTATTTTTCAACTCCTAATTCTTGGTAGGCTCGTAGCTCTGCTGAATTGTGGTAAAAAGCAGATTCGGTGCGAACGAGTCGTTCGGCATAAAATCGCCCAACATCAAAGCGTTCACGAACTTCACGGATCGTTTTTTCAGGACTTTGCCCAATCGCTACGGCTGTAGCTATTTTCGAATTGACTTGTTCAGCCAAAATATCAGTATTCGTCCAGATACGGTTCGAAAAATGCTTTCCTTCGATTTTATAGTTCAAAATTTCCTGCACAGTTCGTGAATCTAATTTCGAAAAAGTTAAAAGTGAACCAAATTGTTTTTCGGTGTCAAAAATAGCTTGATTATATGAATTATTAATTGTATTCACAACCGAATTAGCTGTGAGATTATTCTGTTCAATTCCAGCCTTTTTTAGTTCTGCCCAAATCTGATGATTGAGCATTTCTAATCTTGTCATTCTGAAATCGTAATTCTCCGGCAAATATTGATTCAAACCGAGTCGTTCCATTTCAGCTTTAAACCTTGCTATATTTCCGCTTGGTTCAATGCCTTGTAGCGCGAATTTATCGAAAGTTTTGTCATTACGGTAATAATTAGCATATAATTTCTTAATTTCACGAATCGTTCGAATTTCGGCATCAGTATAAGCATTTTTTATCCGGCGAATATAGCTCAAAGATTGCTGTTCTTGGTTTTCAAAACGGGCAGCGGCACGGTTTTGCCAATAGTCTACGGATCTAGTCTCGTTTTTTTCTCTATCTTTCATAAAAATCTTTCGAAATATATAAAATATAGATAATCTTTATATAAAGTATCTATATTTTATATATATTTTCCGCTCTATTCTTCTACTTTTTCGTTCTGATCTGCAATTTCAGCACTATTCATCGCTTTGTCTGCTTCGTTTTTCTCACTCAGTGCAAGATCTACTGTCTCTTTGGCATCTCGCACAAATGAAAGCTGACTGACAAGCGTTTCACGATCTACAAGTCCGTTGAGATTATTTATAATTTGGCTAGTTTCAAGATCGTTTTGTGGCAAAGCTCGTTTGAAGATTACATCAATATCTTCGGTTGAAATTTTAGCCATCTTTGAACCTTTTTCAAGAAAAGTGTTATAAATTCGGAATCGTTCGAGCAAACTTCGTTCAAAATATCGCTCTTTGTCTTTGATATGTTGTTCGAAATCAAGGAGCTTATAGAGAATCGCTACGCCGCTCGAGTTTCCGGCAAAGTTTTCATCGCTCATATCTGGTGTCATCGAGATTTTATGAATATCAGCTGCAATAGTTTTTCGAAGAACGTCAGCATCGGCCTCATCAATAGATTTCACGATATACTCAATTTTGGCGTCTTGTGGAATGTTTGCAACCATTCGGCTGTCTTTAAGCATTGCTTGCTGTTCTGGGGTGAAATCTGTGCCATAAAACGCAAGTAGTGCATCAACCAGTCGTTCACGGTCGATTATACGGTCAGATTGAAGAATATTATAAGCATCAATCAATGGTAATACCGGTTCTGAATCACCCATTCGGTCTGAACCGTTCAAATATTCAACAATCGGCACTTCGCCAAAATTATGATCAGTTTTAATATCTTTGCCAGTTTCCGGGTCACTTTCAAAATTAAGCGTTCCGCCTTTCAAAGTTCCTTCTTGCGTATATTTTGGTGTTAAAATTGTAATTTGGTATGAATCTCTTTCAATTTTTCCGTGCGCATTGATAATTTCTTCATAAACTATAGCGAACATCTTTTTATGTTCGACTGTCGTGTCGTGAACTAAAATTATATTTCGTGGATCAATCTTTACACTTCGAACTTCTGATTCTTCGTTAGCGTAGATTCGCTCATAAGCAACGCCATAAATACTGGCGTGCGTCGCAAGCTCAACATCAAGGTTTGAAATCGCTTGCTTACGGTATGAGTTATTCAAGTTCTCAATGTCTATTTCTTCACTTGAAAGATAATTAACTGGTGATCCAAGTAAATAACCAACATTAATTTTAGTGATATATCGTGCAAAATTAGTGATTGCGAGCAGTTTATTCGGTGTTTCACGTAATGTTACAGGTTTATTAGCATAATAATCAGCAAGAATCTTAAATTTAGCTCGGTCTTGCTTGCGTTTGTCGCTTTCGATCAGGTTTTTTATCAATTTTCCTGTTATTTCTATATTTTTTGGTAAGCAATAAAATTTTTCCATATTTCCTCCTTTTTAGAAAATTAGTGAGCTTGTGCCTGTTGAGCCTCGATTTGAATTTGTGATAATAATTGGCTCAGCTCTAGCGGTGCATTGCTCAAAGATTCCAGCCAGAATATCACACATGTCATCGTGGGCGTTTTTGCCTTTGCGCTGATATCTCAGAACTTCATTAGCAGCTTCTGGCCATTTCTTCTGCCAATTCGGCGGCATAAATAGATGATTCTGTAGCCACGCGCTCGATGATAGAATACGACTTTCCTTGTTTTTGGTTTGCGTTGGTGTTTTAATAACTACTTTCGAATTTCCATTTTCTTCAAGAATCCTTTTAACATTACGTGCAAATCCACGACCACCGTTATTACTTTCAATCCTAGCAACGCTCACATCGCCAGAATCTAACATTTCAGCAACGGCCTTTTCAGTAAATTCCATCGGTTTGTCGGTATAAGTTATGTCAGTTATATAAACATCTTGACCATTCTTAATGTAATTCGCACTTGCAAGGAAGTCAGCACCTTTATCAGCAGTATCGGTGATATTTTCAACAATTCCTTCAGGCAATGAATCCCATTCCATAAATGGTCTAAATAATCGCCCTGCAACGTCAATTGGTTTCTGGTTATAATTCGCCTCCACGATATCCATATTCATCGCTCGCGTCTTTTTCTTAAAAGTTTCGTAGTTCAGAATATCATCGCACAGCATTTTCGGTTTACCTTTTGGAGTTTTTGCCACGGCGCGATATTCAATTACTCGTGGCTTAAACTCTTCGATGAATCGCCCCGCGAGATCACCAGTCGCCCAGCGCGTCATCACAAGGATTATTTTCCAATCATTGCCCTCAACACGCGAAAACATCGTATTATTGAACCAATCCCAATGTTCATCGAGCACACGTTCGTTGTAGGCTTCCTGCGAGCTTTTGATAACGTCATCGATAATGAGAAAATTCGCACCAAATCCTGTCGCTGTTCCTTTTGGGCTTGTAGCGAGATAATTCGGCTCACTTGATCCTTCCAAGCTCCACATTGAAGCAGCTGCCTCGCCATACTTTACGCGAGTTTCTGGGAAGATATCAGAATAAATGATATTCGAACCAGCTTTTTCAGTCTGAATCATATTTCGAACATTTCTTGCAAAAATTCCAGAAACAGTATCATTGTATGAACCTGTCATAACTTTCGCTTTTGGATTCTTTCCAAATAGCCAAGCAGTTAAATTTTGAGCAGTTAATGATTTTCCATGTCGTGGTGGTGCATTAATTACAAGCGTTTGCTCATCACTCTCAATAAAATCTTGGATCTGCCTACAAAAGTCTTTCAGGTATTTGCGTTCTTCCTTGTAAAAATTCGGATGCATTAACTTGCAAAATTCGAATAAATCAATTCTCGCAAGTTCAAGCTTAAGCTCTCTTTGAACTTCTGGATTTTCGAGTAGTGCTTTGTTCATTTTTTAATGCCTTTCGAATTTCTGCTGCAGTTAAGCCTTCGAATGGTCGTAGATTTGTTTTTTGTTCCACCTCCATTTGAATTCCTTGTTTTGCCTTTCCCTCGGTTCGGTCTGTGATCTCAATCGTATTATAGAGTCCGGCCTTTTCACTGTTTCTCGCATCATAGACTCGCCTAAATGCTACTTCTTGAGCCATAGTTCGCTGATCATCTGGGTGGTCAATCGCCCATTGATTAAATTCCTTCACGGTTAAGCTCAAAAAATAGTGATATTGATAAGAAATGCTATCTTCTGGTTTCCACCTTCCGCGATTATTCGGAATATTTCCTTCTGGCTGTCCGAATCTGCGGTTCAGTGGCGGTTTTCCTCTACCGACAACATAATCTTTTTTTGGCTCAGTTTTCTTTTTGGTTGTTGCCACGTATTTCCTCCTTCTAATTATTTTTCGATTTTTCTCCTACTTCTATTGGTTGAACGTTCATAATGAAGATTGTTAGCAATTAAATCACCGATCGTTTTTTCTTTCAGGAAACCTCGACTTCCAAGAAGAATAATTTTCGGCTTCCGAATTATACTGTTCTTCGAGGAATATTCACCATCAATTTGAAGTTCAGCTAAAATCCGGCGGTTCGCTTCATTAAATAGAAAAACCTTATTCCTCCGCTCACGAAACCAAAGCTCAGAGTTTAATCCACATTCCTTTAAAATATCATTTGCTGCAAATAGCGCTTGTTTAATAAGTTTTTCTCGCTCAAAAATTTCAGCTCCAATCGCTCTCGTGCTTAATATTCTTGTTGTTGCGATGTTTTCTAGTTCTGTTATTGGGATATTTTTTATCATAGAATCTCCAGTTAAATTTATTTTTTCCCACCAAAAAAGCGGACACTGAATTATCAGTATCCGCAAATGGTTCGTAACTTTATTATACTATTTTTTACTACTTTTAGCAATTTTCGTAAAGCTAAATATTGACATACTTCAAGTTATTTGTTATAATGAGAAGGATTTAATTTTGAAAAATCATAAAAACCCCAACAAAAGTCTCAATTTTATTAATTTAATATTGGGGCTTTTTGTTTTTGTCTCAATACTAAAATGGAGATATCTATGATTTTTAAACTTGATGAAAAAAGAAAAAATACAATGAGAGAACGGCTTGGCGAGGCGTGTCAATTTATTGATGACGAGTGCTATTTGCCGATGTTCCGAAATAGACAGAAGCGATTCCCTGAGGAATTTGCAAAAAGCATTGAACTTGCCAAGAAAATTAAAAACGGCGCAAGTAAATATTTTGCTCATATTTGGAGTGCTAAAAATCTAAACAAATCACTTGAAATTTTACGTAGCATTATTAATCGTGCTAAATCTTTGCTTGCAAAAATTCGTTTTGAGAAGAAACAGCTAGCTCGAATTAGTAAAGCTCAGAAAGGTGCGAATATTTCTTTACGTGAAAGATATATGAAGCTTAAAAATACTAAATTAGCTCATAGCTCACTATTGTAATTTAAATTTATTTTTTATTAGAATTTGGGTTTCTAACCCTTTCTTTCTTGCGTTTTATTGAAAATATTAAAACATAATATTTTTTATTGTAAAATAGTAAAAAATATTAAATATATAATGTCAAATAAAATGTTTGTGTTTTTCGGAAAAATGGAGCTCGCAATGAAATAATTTCGTAAAAATTTACTAAAAAATAAGCCGAAATGGTTTATATAAAATGTTGATTTAATTTATTTATTTTTTATATAAAGGAGATTTAGATTTATGTTTGAAGATTACTCGCCTGCCGAAAAACAGGTTTATCAATACATTGAATGGTGTCAATTTATTGCTAATTTTACCGAAGCAACCATTAGGAGTAAACGTTCATATTGCTGGAGTTTTATTGAAAAAATGAACATTCACGATATTAAAGAGATCACAGAAAATGAAGTTAACGAATGGGTGCGCTGTCGTCTTTCTGGAGATAAGGGCTTTTCAAAAATATCAGTGAACGCTTTGAGGTCTGAGAAAATTCAGATAATGGCTTTTCTTAAATGGGTTCACAATACACAGGGTGGCACTAAAATTCGCTTTCCGTATATAGTTAATCCAAAACCCGAACCTGTTAACCGTAAATTCTATAGTGGCGCAGAAATAGACGATATGATCGATAAATGTAAAAACTTAAAATCTAAAATGATAATTTCACTCGCCTTTGATACTGGACTTCGTCGAATTGAAATAGTGAATATTAAATTCTCAGATATTGTAGGTAATCAAATTAAAACTATTGGTAAAGGTCGAAAACTTGGTTTTGTTTATTTTTCAAATAGAACCAAAAAATTAATTGAAGAATTTTCAAAAACTAACGAATCAGGTGAAGTGTATTTATTGAAAAGACGAGAAGAGTGTAGACCAGAATCTTGCGCTTCCGTCATGACGGAGCAATTAAAACATGAATTGTCTAAAATAGGATACCCTAACTTTCAGATTCATGAACTTCGTCACTCTTTCGCTACCGATTTGCAGAAAAAAGGTGCAAGGATTGAAGAAATTCAAAAATTAATGCGCCATGGCGACCCAGCCATCACTCAACGATATCTTCATGGACTTGATGGTGTTTTGGGTGATGTTTGGGCTAAGTATAAGGGCTAAAAACTATTTTACAAAAATAGTCTTGACAAAACTGCTAATGTTTGATATAATGAGAGCATAGAAATGAGGAAATAACCTCATCTACACTTTAACAAGCTGGAATAATTCTAAAGAGTTATTTCTGCTTATGTTGATATGTTATATCATA